GGGCGTTTTCATGATTATCAACAAAGCGAACTTAAGCATCATTTATACCGCTGTTAAAACTGCTTTTAACAAGGGCTTAAAGGATGCCACTGAGTATCAAAGTCGCATTGCGACGGTGGTGCCATCGAGTACCAAAGAAGAAAACTATAAGTGGCTAGGCCAGTTCCCACGATTACAGAAGTGGATTGGCGACCGCACCGTGAAGAACTTAAAGGCGCATAGCTACTCCATCACCAACGAAAAATTCGAGTCAACCATTGCTATTCCGCGTGATGACATCGAAGACGATACGTATGGCGTGTTTACCCCTCTATTTGAGGAGATGGGTCATGCTGCTAAGACACACCCGGACGAATTGGTGTTTGGCTTATTGGCGCAGGGTTTTGACCAGCTGTGCTATGACGGACAAAACTTCTTCGACACCGACCACAAGGTTGGCGATGAGTCAGTGAGTAACATGCAGGCCGGTGCCGGCGTGCCATGGTACTTACTTGACACCAACCGCCCATTAAAACCAATCATCTTCCAAAAGCGCCGCGATTACGACTTGAAGTCTCGTCAGGACGAAACCGCTGAGAGCACCTGGTTGCGTGATGAATACGAGTACGGTGTTGACGCTCGTGTGAATGCTGGTTTTGGTTTGTGGCAGTTGGCGTTTGGCTCAAAGGCCGACCTGACTGAGGCTAACTTTGATGCAGCGCTTGAAGCCATGATGGCGCTCAAATCAGACGAAGGTCGCCCATTAGGTGTCCGCCCGAACCTTTTAGTGGTGGGTCCGAAGAACCGCGCCAAAGCCAACAACGTCATTGAAGTGATGAACAAAGAAGGCGGCGCGAGCAACCCGAACTACAAGGCTGTTGAAGTTCTGGTTGTACCTTGGCTTGAGTAACGTTAACGCATTGCGTTAGCACACCTCCCTGGTGCCGCCTGTGCAGTTTGGCGGGCGGCATTTTTTAACGAAGGAAAAGATCATGACTAAGCAGACTTTAATTGCGGTGATTGCAGCTGTTTCTGCCGCTGACGGTTATCGCCGAGCGGGCATTGACTTGCTAGCAGGCAAGAACGAACTGGAGTTGACCGAGGCGCAATTGGCGCAGTTTGAGGCAGACCCCCGCATTGTGGTGACGCGCAAGCCCGCGACCGATGAAGGCGTTATGGGTAACGCAAAAAAAGCCACAACCGATGGCACTGGAGCTAGCAGTAAGAAAGCTGAGAAAGTGACATTTGATGTGGCGGCACCAGACGAAATCGACTTGTCTAAATTTGAACCAGAAGGCTTAGCGCATTATGCCGCTGCGCTTCACCAACTAAATAAATCAGGTGCTCTTGAGCTTAACGCCCAGGGCAAACCGAATGTTGATGACTTGGCGGTTGAAGTGGACGGCAAAACTGTTAAGCCAAGCGCCTCAGACCGCGATGCGGTGTGGGATGGTTACAAACAACTGATTGGTGCGTAAACGATGCCGTACTGCCTAGTGACTGACCTTGTGGCGCGTTACAGCGAAGCTGAACTGATTGCGCTAACCGACCGCGCTGGAAGCGGCGCGGTTGACCAGAGCGTTGCACAGCACGCCATTGATGACGCTTCGGCGTTAATTGATGGTTATCTGCTTGGCCGTTATGAATTGCCGCTTCAGCCGGTGCCGAGCGTATTGACGCCAATTTGCGCAGATATCGCCCGCTATCAACTATACGACAATGAAGCGCCCACGGTCGTCACTAAGCGGTACGAAACCGCCATTGCATTTCTTAAATCTGTTGGCAAAGGCGAAGTCACGTTGGGCATTCACACCGACGGCGGCTCACCAGGCTCGACAGACTTACCCGAAATTCAATCGGGCGGCAACGTGTTCAACCGCAATAAATCAAAAGGCTTTATCTGATGTTGCGCGAGCAGGTCGAGGCGCGACTACGTGCACTGGCTATTGATGGCCAGCCCGTATTCAAGACCATTGAATCGGCCACCAACCTCGATTCGGTAATTAAGGGCAACCGCATTGCAGCGGATACGGCCTTTATTGTGCCGATGGCTGATCGAGGTGCGCCGCAAGAATTAACCACGATGCGCTTTCAACAGCATATACAAGCCACCGTGGGTGTTGTCATTGCGTGTCGCAATATCAACGACACTTTTGGCAAAGATGCGATAGAGCGTTTGGAGTATTTAAAGCAGCTCGTACGCAAACACTTACTAGGGTGGGAGCCAGATGGCATGGAAACCCTCCTATTTGACCAGGGCCGCATTGTGTCATTTAGCGCATCGGCCGCTTTTTGGCTAGAGCAATACCGTTGCCGATACACATTTAGAGGATAAGACCATGTCTCGCAAGACGAAAAAACGCTTATTACTCGCCGCGCTCGCTGGTGCAGCCGGCGTCTACGGCGAAGACCATATTATCGATAACGCAATCACCCCAGTGGCGATTCAAACCATGGGTTTGGAAATCACGCCGATTGAAGCCACCGAAGTGGACCGCGAGTTTGATAACGGCCGCCCTGGTAACAACAAGTTCTTGGTGGTTGGCCAACACTGCAAGCTGACATTCTCAGTGGAGCTCACCGGCGGCGGTGATGCTGTGACGCCGGCTAACTACGCCATGCTACTGCAAGCTTGTGGCTTCTCTGAAACCGTTGATTTAACCGATGTGAGCTATGCCCGAATTGTTGATGACACGGTGAAAGATATTACTTTGCACGCTTACATTGACGGCGTTAACCATAAAGTGGTTGGTGCGCGCGGCACTTATAAGTACCTCGGCAAAGTGGGCGAAGTGGCAAAAATTGAATTTGAATTCACCGGTCTCTTTGGTGGCCTTGCGGGTGCAGCAATGCCAACGGCTGACTTTTCTGGCTGGCAGCAACCGGCGGTGTTTGGTTCAAAGCACACAACATTCACGCTGGACGGTAGCGAACTGGAGCTATTCGACTTCGAGCTTGATGGTAAGAATGAGGTGATTTACACCGAAGGTACCCGGTCTGAAAAAGTACACATTACCGACTGGAAGCCAGACGGCAAAATCGTCTTTGAAGCACCCGCCCACGGCGATTTGGACCCCACATCGATTTACATTGCGGGCGCAACCATGCCGATGTCATTGGTGCACGGCACTGTTGCCGGCAACATTGTGACCATCGCCACCACAGCGATCCAGCTCGGCAAGCCTACGTACGCCGACAAAGATGGCGTTTTAACGTTCGATTGCCCATTCCGGGTGATCGCTGATGAAACCATGGCGACGTCATAAGTCGCTTTTTCCAGGGAGTAACAACATGGGTTTTGAAATTAAGGTCGTGGACGAAGTGAACTGGCCGGTAACGGCTGACATTCCTCAAGATGGCGGCAAGGTGGAAAAGCATAAGTTCTATGCGCGATTCCGCTTTATCGATCGTGATGAGTTCAACCGACTGTCCGCACTGGGAGAGGAGGCATTACTCCGTCATACGCTGCTGGGCTGCGGCAACACCGCCAAAACAATAGAGATAGACGAGGCCAAGGTGCGGAAGGTTTGCAACATTCCGTATTACGCCACAGCTATCTACCAAGCTTATTTGCGGTTCTTGGTGGGCTCTGAGTCAAAAAACTAGAAACCGCCGCCCGTCAGCTCGCCAAAGGCTCTTCAAATTCTGACGAAGATGAAGAGCTCATCGAGCAGATGATTGCGGCGGGAGCGCCGAGCGACGTTGTTGAACGTCAGCGCCAGAAGCATCAATCCGGCACAACGATTGAGATTCTTAAAAGCAACTATGCGGCGCTGATGTGGTTCTTTCAGGTGTACGACCTGCTGCGCTGGAACCAACATTACTGTCTCGGTTTGGACGTGGTAGCGGTAGAAGCAGACGCAAGGATGCGCGGCGTTGAAGTGAATAAAAACGATTATCAGCGCCTGCGCACGCTGGTTGATTATTACAGCCAAGCCATTAACGAGGACAAAGAGTGAGCAACGATTTAACGTTAATGATACGCCTCAAGGGTGAATCATCAGAGCTGGTTAACGCACTAAGCAAAGCAAGCGCGCAACAACGCGTGCTGAACGGCGAGATGCGTTCAACCGGCTCTAGCTCACAAATTGCCACTCGGGGCCTTGACCAAGTCACCCAGCAAAGCGGTATGCTCGACCGCGCCGTTCGCAATGCCGGTTTATCACTGGCCACTTACTTCGGTGCCGCACAATTAAAAAACCTCGCGGTTAACCTTACCTCGGCCGCTGGGCAGATGCAGGATGCTGATGTTCGCTTGCGAAACCTCACAAGGTCGGCTGGCGAGTACGCTGAAGCGCAATCATTCTTAAGTGAAACCGCCGAACGCCAGAGCCAAGATATACTGGTATTGACCAAATCTTATAGCCGCCTGCTGGCTTTGCAGCGTGGCGGAACCATAACTGGCGCTGAGTCTCGGGAAATCCTCGTGGGCATAAATGATGCCGCTGCGGCGCTTGGAGCAACGTCAGCCAACGTTGGGCAGGTCATGTATGGTCTGGCGCAAGCATTGTCTTCACCTATTGTTCGTGCAGAGGAGCTGAATCAGCTTGTTGAGCCGCTACCAGGTTTATTGCAAGAGCTGGACAGGGCTGCTGGTGTCGATGATGGCATTTTTCGGCAAATGGTAACTGACGGGCAAATCACAAATGATATGCTCAAAACCACCCTTGTCGCCGCATTAAAATCATTTGAAGGTGCGGCAGCGGCTACGTACGATAATATAAATTCAAAAATTCAAAGAAACCAGAATTTATACCGCGAAACCGCCGAGGCGTATGAAAAGCCAATCGATGATGTTTTAAGCGTAATGCTTGAAGCCCAGGCTGGGTCTCTTCGGTTCTTCAAGGATAATGTTGATGGCGTTGTAACGGCCCTTCAAGTCGGCATGGTTGCCGCTACCGGCGCAGCAACATCGGCTATTGGTCGTTATGTGCTGGCCAAGAACGCCAAGATACGCGCGGAGCAATTCGACTTAGCGGCCACAGCTACTGCTACCAAGGCTGACTTGGATTCGGCTCGTGCTGTCCATGCTCAAGCCCAAGCCGAGCATGCAGCCGCGCAAGCGTTTGCGCGAAGCACTGCGGCAACCCACATGCACACCCAAGCAACCAACCGTTTAACGGCCAGTAAAGCTGCGTTAAATGCCGCTAATACGCGTCTGGTAGCGACAGAGGCGGCGCATACAGCGGCTATGACCGCTGGAGCCGCCCGTGGCGGCATGTTGGCTACCGCTGGACGTGGCCTATTTGCGGCCTTTGGCGGCGTACCGGGCGTGCTTATTTCGGTGGGTATTGCCGTTGCCATGTGGGCTGCATCGAGTGAAAAAGCGAAAACTAAAACCGATGAGCTGGTTGATTCGATTCGCTCTGTAGGCGAAGCCAAGGCTATGACGCTGGCTGAATTGCAAGCGGACTTATCCAAAACCAATACGGCTCGTACTCAGTTGGCCGTAGACCTATACAACATGAAGCGTGAGCGCGCCGAAATTGAAAAGCAGGCTGCTGCGGCCGCTGGACAGCCTGGGCAAGATTTTGCGTTTAACAACTTGATGCGTCAGCTCGATGAGCTGAACGCGCGTATCGACGATACGCAGGCTAAAAAAGAAAAGCTGGATCAGAACGCCACGGAAAAAGGTGCGGTACTTAACGATAAAACTGAAGAAAAGAAAAAGGCCACGATTGATACCGAGAAGATGCGCCTGCAAAACCTTAATAAAGAGGCACTGAAGCGCCTTGAAGGTTACAAGGCTGAGCTGGCGTTACTGGGCGATACGAGCGAAGCCTCAAAAATTCGTTGGGAGATTGAGAACGGCGCGCTCAAGGAAGCAGAGGATGGCACCAAGCGGCTATTGCTGGAAAAAGCTAAAGAGCTTGATAACCAAAAACAAATTCAACAGGTTCAAAGCACCGCCGAGAACTACCTTGAGAATTTGCGCGAACAAGCCAACGTACACGACATCACCACCGAGCTTGCGCGCGTTCGCTATGAAATTGAGCATGGCGAACTGCGTGGCATTAACGAGGAGATGGAGCGCCGCCTGTTAAATGAGGCGCGCTTAGCCGATGCTGCCGCTAAAAAAGAAGAAAAGAAAAAAGAAGATAAGCAGGTTGAGACGCAGTTCACCTCAATGATGACATCGGTCGAAAACGACCTGATGAGCCCTGAGCAACGCATTGCCAGTGAATACGAAAAGCGGCTCATGCTCATTGACCAATATGGTCAGTTAGAGATCGCGAAAACCGAAGAGATTGAACGCGCCAAACTAGCCGCAAAACAGCTGTTTGACAAGCAAACCGAAGAGCTTCAGCGAAAGCAACTTCAAACCCAGCTTTATGCCGGCCAACAGATTTTTGATGGTCTGGCCGGTTTAGCTAAAGCGGCAGGCGGTGAACAGTCATCGGCTTATAAGGCCATGTTCGCCGTCAGTAAAGGATTCGCGATTGCACAAGGCGTACTCAACCTGTCAACTGCAATTTCAAACGCCTTCGCCTTACCTTTCCCGAGCAATATCCCTGCTATGGGGATTGCTGCCACCGAGGGCGCTCGCTTATTAACCACCATTAAGGGCACCTCTTACCAAGGACAAGCGCACGACGGTATTGGTCGTGTGCCGGCAGCAAATGAAGGCACATGGATGTTGCGCCGCGATGAGATGGTGTTAAACCCCCGCCAGCGCGACAACTTTGAGCGCCTAGTCAATCGTGTAGACAACATGAGTAACGGGCGTGGTAATGGAGCCGCGACCATTGAATTTAAACCGCAGATTGTCATCGATGCGCGTGGTGCTTCAGATGGAGTCGAAGGTCGCTTGGAGGGAGTTGCTCAAGAAATGATGCAGCAAATGAAGCAAGAGCTGTATGACGACTTTGCTAACAATGGACCACTCTCGCAGCGCCTAAGAGGTAATGCCGCATGAACCTATTCCCCGACTTGGAGCCAAGCCGCAGCGGCTTCACATTGATACCGGCGACCAAGGTAATTGAATCACCTTACAATCTCGTTGAAGAGATTTGGGAAGAGCCCGGTGACAAGTGGCACATTACACTTAACTTTGCCTTTCTGACCAAAGCTGAAGGCCGGTTGTTGCGCTCACATTTAATAGCGCTGCGGGGCCAAAGCGGCATGACGTTTATTGAGGATGCGGCACACGAAAATGCCGGCAGTTGGAGCGGCGTGCCGGTTGTCGATGGTAATGGCCAGTACGGCATCAGTTTAAATGTACGCGGATTTGCGGCCAGTCAGCTTGTGGCTAAAGCCGGCGACCGTTTCCAGTTAGGTAATCGGTTGCACGAGCTGACGGAAGACGTCAACTCGAACGGCTCTGGTATGGCCACGCTGTATTTTCAGCCAGAAATTATTACGCCCACATCGGACGCCGCACCGCTTGTGCATAACCGGCCCCGAGTGCGCGCGATGCTTAAGGATGCAAAAAGCATCCCGTCATTTTCGGCAACGAAGAGCGGTTTTAGAAACGTGCAACTGCAATTTGTGGAGGCGCTACGCTGATGCGATTTGATGATCCAACCATTGAGAGCCTTTTACTGAGTACTGACCCTAAGCGCCTTGTGGTGTTTGCCGAGCTTGAATTTCCGAGCGGCTGGGTGCGTGCGCATACCGGTGTCGGCGAGCGAACTTATCAAGGGCAAGTATATCTGGGTGTCGGTGAGCTCGCTCAAATCGGCGCGTTCAAAGAGTCCGCTGGCAACTCACCAAACGGCTTTGAGGTATCGATGGTGTTCGATGATATGACGCTGTTTGCGGACATCGTCAATGAAGACCCAACCGGACTTGTTGCACGTCTGCATTTGGTCGCACTTGATGAGAACCGTCGTGTTAAAGGTGGCGCGCTGTTGTTTGATGGGTACAACGGCGGCTTGTCGGTTAAAAAAGGTAAGCCCTTTACTGCATCACTGCGCTTGACGGACTGGTACGAGCGCTGGAGTCAACCTGTGCAAAATGCTCGCATTAGCGACGAGGCGCAGCAGCACATTCATCCCGGCGACCGCATCTATAACCAGATCGAGAAGCTTGCTAAGGGCATTGAAAGCGATGCCCCCGGAAGCTATGTCGGCGGTGGCGGTGCTGGTAGTGGTGGTGGTCGCCAAAATAGACGGAGACAACAACATCTATGACGCGCAAAAACGACTGGCCAGCATTACTGGCCAACTACTTATTAAATACCCGTAAAAAACCCTTTCAATGGGGTGAAAACGACTGCTGCTTGTTCGCGGCCAACGCCATTATCGCGATGGGTGGCGATGACGTCGCCAGTGACGTTCGCGGACGTTATAAAACAGCCACCGGTGCAGCCCGAGTACTCAAGCGTTTGGGTGTACGCGATATGGTTGAGTTACTGAGCCAGCGCCTCGGTGAACCAGATGGCAAAATTTGTCGTGGCTCGATTGTCGTAGTCGATTGCAATGGCGACCAAGTTGTCGGGATTTATTACGACAAACCCTGGGCGCTTACGGAAACCGGACTGACCGCCCTGCCCACCAGCTCAATCATTCAATCATGGAGTCTTAACTAATGCCCCCAGCTATAGCAGCAGTCGCTGCCGGCATTGCAGCTGGTGTTGCTGCCAGTTCGGTTGTTGTCGGTATTGCCGTCGCCATCGGCACCGTTGCGCTACAGAATTCACTTAAGCCTGAAATGCCTGGTGTTGAAGAGGCGGTTGGTGATGCACAATCGCTAACTACACAGCCGCGCCAACCGCACCGAGGTGTTTACGGTGAGTGCGTGGTGTCGGGTTCGATTATTGGTTACGGGAAACGCCGCTGGAATGACGGCGAGGCGCACGTGGTCGCTGTGAGCGTAGCCGGCCACAAGATGACCGAAATCAAACTTTATGAAGTCAATGGAAAGCCCGCCCCAAACGGCACTCAAATTGAAGTGCATTTAGGCGACCAGACTACCGCGAGCCCAACCGCGCTACAGCACTGCGACGGCTGGAGCCAAAACCATATAGGCTTTGGCCGTGCCTATGCTGTTGTCACTATCCCGATAGACGCCGAAGAAATGCCGTCGGGCTTACAAAACATCACGTTTAAAGTGAAAGGTAAGCCCGTTTATGATCCGCGAAAAGACACAACGGTTGGCGGCGATGGCCCACATCGGGCGAATGATGATGCAACGTGGGAATGGTCAGATAACAGCATCTTGTGTGCACTTGATTACAATCGCTTCCATGGCTACCGCCAACTGAGCTTAAATAAGTTTGATATTGGTCACTTGATGGACCAGGCCAATATCTGCGATGAGATGGTTGATTTTAATGCCAGCGATGACCTTATCAAGCAAGAAAAGCGCTATACGTGCAATGGCTCCTGGACTTTTGACCAAGCGCCCCCGCGTGTATTGGAGCGGCTGCTGAGCTCTTGTGGTGGCCGCGCCTATCGTCGAGGTGGACGTATTTATTTGCACACAGCCAGCTATCACGGTATGGCCGAAGTCACACTCTCCGATAGCGATGCTGCTGGCGAAATCATCATCACACCGCACCGCGAACTAAAAGAACGCACCAACCTTGTTCGTGCGGCGCTACAAGACCCACAAAAAGGCTATCAGCCAACCGATGCCCCTGTCGTCACCAACGCGCTCTATGTTGAACGTGACGGCATGGTGCTTGAGGATGAATTGCAGCTAAGCTTCACCAATTCTCGAACGATGGCGCAGCGCCTTATGAAGTACCATCTTGAGCGCAATCGCGCTGGCATGCGCATTCAGTTTCCATGCAAATCAAAAGGCTTGCTAGCTCTGGCTGGCAAGACGGTGCGCGTTGAATTACCCAATGAGGGTATTGATAAGGAGTTCATTGTCACCAACTGGAGCTTTGACCTTAAATCGAAAAAAGTGAACCTGGTGCTTGAAGAGGAGTCGCCGGCGTTATACTCAGATAGCCTGGTACCGTCAGAGGGCGACGTCACGCCCAACACGAACTTGCCCGACTTGACACAGCCAGCGCCACCCGAGAGCGTTCAGTTCACACTTGATCCAATCGCCACGCATCGCATGGGATTTGTTACTTGGTCGCACCCAACCCCCCGCGCTGTGACCGAATACAAAGTGGTCGTCGTCAAAGATGGCGTGCGCGTGGTTGAGTATCCGGTGATTGCAAGCTCAGGTGTTCAGCTCAAGCAGGATATTAGCGGCTTGGATGCAGGACAATACAGCATTGAAATATATGCACGAAACCGCTACGACCGCACATCAGCCCCAGCTAGCGTTTCATTGACATTAACTGTGCCCGCCCCGCCAACATCGCTAGGCATAACACCAGGAAACTGGGAGGCAACCGCTGTTCCTCAGTTGGCTGGCGTGGGGCTCGGCACCGTGTTTGAATTTGCCTTTGGTGAAGTGACTAACATTATTGGGCGCGGCGCGAGTATCAGCCAGCCAGGACTCGTACCAAACACGACTTATCGCTTTTGGGGGCGCACCGTAAATACCATCGGCAAATCTGACTGGGTTTACGAAGACTTTACTACTACGGCGGTGCCCGAGCAAATAGACCCACTCTTGCCTGAATCTCAAGTCATTCAGGGCATCAATAGCACACTCACCGGTATCGGTGAGCGCATTAATGAAGAAGCGGGTCGCATCGATAACACCGAAGAAAGCATTGAAGAGTTGGTGGCGTCAACGCGCAACATCAATTACATGCTCAACACTGAGGGCGTGGACCGCACAGCAAGCGATATGCAAGCCATGTTGGCCATCGCGAACCAGTCAGCCGCGCGCCTCGAAATGGAGCGCCGGCAGCGCAGTGGCGAACGCCTGATTGGCGCTGTGGTTGAGGTTGACCCAGAGACGGGCGAAATCACTAATCTGGCTTACAGCTATACCGACAGCGCATTTACGCAAGCGGCGTTACGGATGGATGGCATTGACGGCTCAATCAATGCGGCAGTTGAGCGCATTTCAATGAATGAGGATGTTGTTGAGAACCTGTCGAGCGAACTGACGTTATTACCTGGTCTGATTGAAGCGCGTGCGACAGCTATTGTCGCAAGTTCCATTAGTGCGTTACAGCCTGCGCACGCGTTTAACTTTTTTGACTCGACGCAGCATTGGGAGGCAGTCACGGGAACCATTGCGCCAGTGAATAACGCCATTGAGCTGACCCATGGCGACATTGAGAATACGCGCCTTTTCTATGATGCGGCCGAGAATCCAGTGCTGCGCATCGAGGTTGAGCGTTTAGCGGGAACCGGTTGGAGCGGTACCGTTGTTGTCTATTTCGATGGTGGCGGCTCTCAATCTTACCCTGGCATCATTGATGCGGTCGAAGCCGGTGAGTTGGTTGTACGCAACGTGGACTTCCGAGGCCTTGAAACCTATGC